ATTAACTCTTGGTTTAGTAACATTAACTCTTGGTTTAGTAACATTAACTCTTGGTTTAGTTGACTCAATCATTGATGATTGCCCTATTCTATCTCGTATACTCATAGTACTACCTCTTCGACCGTTGATATACGACACATTGTTTCTACCTCGTCTTCCGTACCAATTATTTTGACCGTAATAATTATTCCACCCATAGTTATTCCATCCATAGTTATTCCATCCATTACCATAGTACCCATTATATCCCCATCCGTGGTTATTCCAACCATAGTAGAACCCATAACCCCATCTATCATATCCAAATGGTGACCATCTATGAGGAGAACCCCAAGAATTCCAGCCTGTATAACCCCAAGCCCAATCATTCCACATTTGGTCTCTATTCCAATAATAAGAATTATACCTAGAATCATACTGTCTTCCTAACAATCTGTTATTCCAATCAAATGACACTGGTTGACTCAAAGCATATCTTGCAAAGTCTAATCTAAAACCTATATCCGTTCTTAGTTTATTTCTAAATTGAAATTCGTTTAGAGTATCCACCTTTATATTATCCCCAACTACGTAGTAGTTTTCGTCTTCGTATATTGGGTCATGATTTAATGTCGATACTGTAAATGTCGCGCAACTTGTCGTTAGGAGTACGATTAATAATAGTAATAAATTTTTCATATTTTTCATTGTTTAAAAGTTGTAGTTATAAATCTTACATTGAGGATTTAACCTACTTAGATTTGGAAACGTTACGTCCCCTATTTCATTATTATCGATATGAGATATATGTAACTCCGTAAATGATTCACAAAATCTCTCATATGTTATTTTACCTCCTATACACCAATCCGAGTCATAATAGTGTAGTATTGAACTATCTCGTCTATCAACAATAACTAAATCTCTACCTGGTAGTGTCGGTAAGGCTTTTGAGGTTCTATAACCTACTAATAACGTATCACCATGTGTCATACGTTTAAAATGAATTAAATCTTTTTTATTGTGCCAAAGTAACTTATCACCTAACCCAATAAAACCAAGATTATTAACCGCTATTATCGCCTTCATTTAGTTTAATCAATTGTTGTACCGAAGCATCCAAACTCAGGTATTAAATTTTCTTTAATTAATTTTATCTTTAAATTATCTAACTCTAAGATGAATTTATCAATATCATCAGTCAGATACATACTATAAAGTACTAACAATCCGAAACGCATTAAAAAGTCACCATTTATATAGTGACTAACAATCTTACTCGCCTCTTCTCTACAATCAATCTCAATAACTTCATTGATGATTGTTGTGAAGTTAATTTCTTCAATATCAGACAATTTTAATATTAGTTCTTCCATAATAAAACAAAGATACGAATTATCCTTCAATTGTTAACTATTAACGGTACTTTAATCTATCATTTTCTCTTTCTAAAAAATCTAACTTAACTTTGATTGCAGATAATTCTGAACTTAACTCTCGTAATGTCATAGTACATTCATCTTTATCACTTTCAAGTTTTTCAACTCTAGTACGTAAGTCATCACGATACATGTTCTGCTCAGATAATTCTTCTTTTTGTTTTTCTCTCTTATTACGAATTAAAAACTCATAGAATTTCCACGCTCCTGCCCCTCCAGCAACTGTTAATGTAGTAATAATAATGGTAGTTAATTGTTCGCTCATTTCTTTAATGATTTATATAAGATTTCTCTTTTTAGTTTAAATAATATCCATGACCACATAAAAGCATACCACATAGTAATTATTAAATTCTTCACATCTATAACCCCAAAAGGTTCACCTGAATCACTAAAAATATTTACAACATATCTTACCGTTGAGAATAATGTAAGTAAAAGGTAACCTGTAACCGCTCTTGATAACCATTTGATATTATTCAAAGTCACTAACATCGATAAACTTAAAACAAAATAAGACATATACAACCAATAAGTGTTAGGTTGTCCGGCATCTTCCCAATAGGTGGGTGTTGTCCATAACACCATATTATTTAATAAATCACTCGCTATCCAAAAAAATAACAGTGGTTGTATATCGTAATATAAAAGTGTTTCTTTTATCTTTATAAAATATGACTTCATACCAATAAATATACCAACAAAAGAAAACCCCCACCATTTCTGATGAGGGTCTTAAAATTCATAATCAGTTACGTATACACTATTTAGATAAGTGAAATACTAAAAGTATCTCCTTGACCAATAGTATCTAAGACATCTAACCCTTCAACTACAGTACCAAACGCAGTATGTTGTCCGTCTAAATGCTGTGTCCCTTGTCGGTTATGACAAATAAAGAATTGAGAACTACCTGTGTTTGGTCCCGCATGAGCCATCGATAATGTTCCTCTATCATGTCGTTGTTTGTCCGCCCCTCTATGTTCACACATTATTTTAGTTCCTGAACCACCAGTACCGTTACCTTGTGGACATCCGCCCTGTACCATGAAGTTTGGTATTACTCTGTGGAATTTCATATTATTATAAAATCCTTCACTAATTAGTTTTGTAAAGTTAGCAACTGTCTTTGGTGTTGCGTCATTAAATAGTTCGGCAACCATGTCACCTTTACTTGTTGTAAATTTTACTTTCATTTGTTTTGTTTAAGTTATTATTTTTTATTGTGTCTAATCCATTAATCCCACCATCCTCGGATGTTATGAGATATAAATTCCCATACTAATTTCTCTGCTCTAATTTGCTTTTCCTTAGATTGTTTAAATAGTTTATCGAATGTCTCTTTAACTTCATCTTTATTTTCCCACTTCTCATATTCATATTTAAGATATGAAGTTCCATCCCCTCTTCCAGTATCTTCAAAATTCCAATCTAACACATTGTCACCATATATTGATTTTATCTGCTCTTGATATTCACAACCATATTCTTCATCGTAAACTTTATCAAGAAGTTCAATGGCAGTTTTAATTCTCCTAGCTCTACTGTTAGCGCTTACCGTCATTGCATTGGGAGAAGACATATGTTTCTCAGTACGCATTAATTGATGTTTAAATAACTCAATTGCGTATCTATAATCAAAATCAAATCCTCTCCAAATAATAGGCAAGAAATCTAATACTCTCTTAACTTGTCTATATTTTCGTTTAAACCAGTACACCATAATCATAATGATAGTAAATACATTTGTAATAAACAACAAAAACCCCCACATTTCTGTGAGGGTTTTATAATTTGTAATCAATAGAGATTATTTTAATACTGCACCAAACGCTTCAGGATTATCCTTTGGATTTAACCCTTTAATCTTATCATCGTCAGCATCTAAATAAATAAAGTTATTGTATCCTGTTTTAAAGTCACCCGCAGTTGCTGGTTGACTCCAAGTACCGATGTAAGGTACAAAATTACCTTCCTGCACGTAAGTGGTGTTAGTGTTTGGTATTGTATCTGTTGAATACCAAAATGTACCATCAGGTTTGTATGCATATAACCATAAGTTATTACCCCTAATTAAAACACCATAAGTTGCGAATCCTGAGTTGATACCACCAATATCTGACCATTGAGCATTATTAACTCTAATATTTTGAGCTTCAGTTTGATTCCAATAAGTTCCTCCATCAGCATTACCTAAACTTACTTGTGGTCCCATATCTGTGGTACATCCATCACATCCATTCCACTGAGTTTCCATAATGTCAATTTCTCTACCATTACCTCCACCTCCTTGACCACCTCCGTGACCATCTAAATAGTTACTTACACCTGGAGCTAAGTTCTTTCTCTCAGCAATATAGAATGTTTCACAGTATGGTTTCTCTCCGTTAGAACCACATTTAATGTCTATTTGCCATAGACCATCTTTAGCAACTCCAATCCCTTGTTCATATGACCATGAACTCTGACCTTCAACCAATTTTACCACATATGCTCTACTCGCAACATTATTATCAATCGTTGCGGTACTTTGGTAAATCGCTCCGTCTTGAGCCGTCCATCTCCCATTCTCATCACCGAAATCAGTGGTAAAGAATGATTCATCTGTGACCGCAACCGAACTACTATTACCTAAACCATTGTTCCATCCTTCATTGGTAAGGACAGACGGTGGTGCAACACCAACATAGGTAATATCAAACCAATTTCTGTTTTGCCAACCCGTAGGACCTGGATAGGTTGATTTACTTGGGTTGTATTTTAAATTAATTAACCCTTTACTATCTAAAGGATAGGTGTTCCCATCTTTCGTCACCATTTCAATAGTGGTACTCCCTAACTTTTGACCACCACCACTAGCTCCTGTGTATATATCAACATTTAAAGTTTGAAATATAACATAAGCGTAATTGTACCCTTCATTTACTGATTCACCTACCTTGGGACTTATCGCTTGTCCTTCCCATTCTTGTCCACCTGTGACTTTTAAACTAACACCTGCACCCTTATCAATGTTCCAAACCATAATGTAAGGGTCATCTCCATCAGATAATTTTTCTTCAGGACAAATACATGGGTCAGTAAATGGGCAAGGACACCCCTCTAAACTTACAGGTGAAATTGAACCTGTTGTTGCATTTACACTTACAAATCCTTTACTTGTCGTAAAAATATATTGTGCTACGTTGAAACCTGGTTCTAACGGTCTTCTTAATACGACCTCAGACCAATCAGCAACTCCTTCGACACCTGTACCATAACCAGCATCTAATAATATTTGTTCAGCTTCTTCTAATGTGAGTTTAACTGGTAGGTGTATTACCTCGTCTTCCATAAATGGAGAATTAATAACCTTTGATTCAGTTTCACCCTTAGAATTACATAACACCTCAATAGTGGTGTTGTTAATACCTGCGAATACTGATTTCACACCAGTTAATTCTTTAGTCGCACTCGATTCATAAAACAATGCAGTTGTATCAATACCCTTAGCGGTAATCTCTGTTTGATTTACCATTTCATTAAATGTTAAATCGTTTTGTTGAGTACAACTCATTAAGAGTAGACCCGACATCATAATTAATAATAGTTTTTTCATTTTTTTAATTGTTTAATTGTTTTTTATTTTTAATTTTATCCTGCTCTATAACAAATCAGGGGAGTTGCTTGAATAGTTTCTTCAGGTTTACCCATTCGGTATTTACCTGTTTCTTCTTCTAATACAAGTTGAGGTCCACCTGTAACTTGCACATGGTGTGTAGACGTTCCATTCCAATAGAATGTAGGACATACAGATTCGGTCATATCTTCTCCAAGTGTTTGTTTTAAATCATCTCCAGAAAAAGCTTCTAAATCATCTCTATCTAATTCTCCTAACCAATTCTGTAAACCATCTTCAAAATAAACTTTCATAACATCTTCCCCAGGGAAGAAGGGTTTGTCTCCATCAACCTTTGTTAGTTCGGTATGGTCTTGAGCGTCTCCAACTACTACAGCCCATACTTCATAATTACCTACGGGTAAATCTCCGGAATTCCATTCTTTAGTACTTCCTGGTTTTAATGCTCCATGCTTAGAAGGATTATTATTCATTTTCGGTTGTTCATAAACCGCATAACAAACAGGTACTTTGGTACTATTTGTAATTTTAAAATGTGGTGTTGACATATTTTTTTTGTTTTTTAATTGTTTTTTAATTGTTTTTTATTTTTATCTTTATTTATTATGTTACCGTACTCATCACATAAAGGTGCGGTTATAATTTCATAAATTATAAATATCCATGAAATTAAGAATGAACCTACAATTATTTTGATTAACATATTATTCTATTTTTCCGTATTTTTTTCTTCGTTTATATCAAAATTCTCCTTCTCATAACCCTCTATATCATTGTAAGCGTAAGTCTCAAAATTAGGATTTGTCTCAACCCAAGTTTTATATTCATATTGGTTATTTTTATTAACAAATACCTCATTAACTCTTAATTTTCTTTCTTCTAATTCCATCAACTGCTGATGTAAGTATTCCCTTTGTTCTCTATACTCAGGTTTATAAGCTAAATTATGTAATTCCTCAATATCGTTAACTAAGTCGTATAACTCATATTCTTTTTGATATCTACCTAATGAATCGAAATAATATGTGTACTTCCAATCATGTGTACGGATTGCCCTTAATCTATTAGTTGCTTTAACAGAAGATGGTAAATTATTCGAACCCGACTTAGTATCATCAAAAGTAAATAATATAGAATCTTGAACTGATTTACCTTCCTCAATTATTGGTATTAAACTCTCACCTCTTGAGTTACTATCTTTAGGTACACCAACAATCTCAGATATCGTTGGGAATATATCAATAAGTGTCGCTAATTCATCTGACGATTCTTTTTTGTTAAACACAATAGGGTTTGATATCACCATAGGTATTCTTAACGCTTCTTCATAAGCAACAAAAGCCTTTTGTCTCATACCACCATGTGACATCCCCATTTCTCCGTGGTCTGCCAATCGTATAACTACCGCGTCATCAGCAAGTCTACTACCTTTGGTATCATCATAAAGTACATCAATAAATTTACCAATTTCACCATCAATCTTAGTTAGTAAGTATGCGTAAAAATTTAAGTAATTTAATTTCATATCATCATTTCGTAAGACACCTAATAAACCATCGGCAGCAATGTTTGTTTGTAGTTGAGCCATAGGTTTACCATTTTTAAGTAACTGTTCCGTAACTGTAGGTGGTAAGTCGGTAATAGTTCTACCAGTATATTCATCAGGAGTATAACCAAATTGTACTGACTTTGGATAACCTAACACATCATGAGGATTTACTAAACTTAATACTAAACAATATGGTTTTCTTGGTTCACCCTTTTCTCTACTGATTCTTACCTGTTCTAAATATTCTATACCTTCTTTCACATACCTCGCATCAGCATTTGGATAACCCCCACCAAAGTTTTCAGGTTTCGCGTCTTCACCCGCATCAGGTCCAACCCAACCTTTAAACCCATAAAGTGATATTTCTTTAGCTAATGGGTCACCACCATCCGCACCTTTACTTAAATGCCATTTACCTCTGTATTGTACATCGTAACCGATACTATCTAACATCTTACCAATGTTATTACTTTTATTATTTAATTGTATTTCACCAGGTGAGTATATACCACCTGTTGTTAAGGTTTCAGTACATTGATGTTGTGATGGGTACGTACCAGTAAATAAAGTAGCCCTACTCGGTGTACACATACAACTATTACAGAAGGCTTTATCAAATGTGAAACCATTATCTTTTAATTTAGTTAGTGTTGGTAGATTTTCTCGTTCCCACCCTTCAGGAAAGTATTGAGTGGCTCTCTCTTGGTCTGTTATTATTATTACAATATCAGGTTTATCAACAAGTAATTCTTTAAATTTGTTTTGTTTTTTCATGATGTATTTTTTTAAAAAGTATTAAATAAGATACTTTAGTGTATAGTTAATTGTTTATTTATACTTATAACTAACTAAAATTAAAAAATATGGCACACCCTATTTTACATTCTAAATCATCCGCTAAAAAGTTTGGTGGGAAACCTGAAGATTACCTACATATACATAATTGGTTTGATGAAACTAAATCATGGATTGGTACATCCTTTCATAGAGTATTTAGACACCACTCTGAAGGTATATTTGAATGTGAGAAAACCTTTGGAGAGTCATTCTTAAATTCAGACGGTAAAGAAGTTTACGTTCGTTACATCGGTGAACAACACGTTAAAGAAGATTGTAATAATTATATTCCATCAGCAAAAGAATGGGTAGACGCTTTAAATAATAAAGAAAAACCCTTATGGATGATGAAAACTATGAAATTAAAGTTTACTGACTAATATTTATATATAAAAACTATCATGGAACAGAAATACAAAGTACTATTTAATTTAATTAATCCGGCATTCTTAAAGTCAGGGTGTGAAAAAGCCGTTATGGAGTTTGATGACGCCTTCTCAATCTATCAAGATGGGTATTATTGTGGTTACCAAAATACTGGTAGTCCAAAAAGTTTCTTAATTCCTATTGAACGTGAACTTAGTGAGTATGTTGAAGAGGCTGTCGGTGATAATACTTGGCACGAAGAGACAGGTAGTGAATACTACACTTATGAGGTTGAAATTAACTCTGAATTTAGAAGTGTTGAAATATTTGGTACTTATACCGTTTACGATACTGAACCCATTCAGGAAACCATAATTGAGATGGAAGAAGAACCTGAAGTATTTAAACCTATCTTTGATTACCTAAACGATGAAGGGTCTGACATATTAGAAGTTAATGTAGACGCTGGTGGGGATAGTGGTTGGATTCATGACACAAATGATGACGTAAATGGTAAGAGTATTACCACTTCAAACGAAATGGAAGAAGTATGTTATAGATTACTAAACCAACATTCAGGTTGGGAGATTAATGAAGGTTCTTATGCTAAGTTTACATTTGACCCACACAGAAATATACTTATTTTTGAATTCGCGTATAATACTGAAGAACAAGCTAGAGAGTTAGTTTCTTCTGAAAAGTTTTAAACTAATTTTTCACCAAGATTATCACCAAACATCAATTCACGTTTCCACTTTAAATCTTTGGATTTGTAACTGAGGTAACTCTCCACACCTTGAATTAGCGCTCCTTCAAACGTATCGTAATCCAAATCAGAAACACCTAAGTTAGTTTCGTCACAAAGAATGTCCTCCTCCTGTCCAAAATCATTTAAGTCTATAACTGAGTAATAATAAGAAAGCTCAGGACCTTCACTCGCATCTCTAAAAGGTAATGCTGTGATATAAATGTGTTGGTTACGTAACCACGATAAGACATCATCCATATCAGGATATTTGTTCAAAGCAGTAACATCACCGACCTTTACAGTCTCAAAAGGGTAAACACATGTTTGTAGGTGGTTGAAGATTGTTTCAGTAATTTGCATAAGATTTTTTATTTTATACAAACTTAAAATAAAAAATGGAATTAATCAACTTTTCTTCGCTCAATATTAAATTCCTCTTCCATAACAACATTATAATCTATACTATCTGAATCTAAACCATAAGAATGAGTTATACTATCCACATAATCTCTAAGTACATCACCAATTTCATAACCTATCTCCTCGACAACACCCTTAACACTCTCAGGTACATTATCATCATTATTCCATAAATCACCTAACATATAAGTTTCACCATCACCTATTAAAGTTACAGATGAGTTATCACCATTAATTGTAACCATAACATCATAATACGCGACATATTCTGAGTTATCCGATAATATATGATTGGTTTGACCCGTATAGATATCCATAGTTACCTCACTAATAATTCCCTCAATCTCATAACCAGCTTGAGTATAATTAAATGGCTCACCAACCTTTAACTCTTTTTTAATTTTCTCGTAAACATTATAAATTCCACCAAAGTATTCAATCTTATACGTTAATATTTTTTCTCTATCCTCCCTATTAGAACTGTCTAAACCTAAGTAATGGTAAATAGGTGTAGATTCAACACCTTTGTCGTCCCAATACTTAAATAATAAATCTTTTTGTTTTTCGTTTTCCTGTAACGATTCCTCTTCCTTTGAGAAATAATCTTTATTCTTAATAAGAAAATCGTAGAAATATTCTAATGGTAATTGTTTTTTTGTTCCTTCGTACTTTTGTGATAAGTCTCGATATACTTCATCTAACATACCCATATTTAGACCTTTAATTAAGTCACTAAATATGTCAGCAAATAGTGCAAACATTTTTATGTCAACACCACTGTATCGTTCGTGAACTATATTTTCTAAGAGTTTAAGTAGTTTCATTACAGATAAATATATCTAAAATGTAGTTTGCCACTCTTTAAATTCTTTTCGGTCTTCTTTACTAATCCATAATTCGTGACCCTCTAAAGAGTTATGATTAATTTCAACCCAATTCGGTATTAAATCTCTTTGGTGGTTTTCCCATATATGATAGGTTAATTGTTCAATACTTTTTCTAAGGTAACCTGAACTCTCAGGGAAGTCTTCCATCACCATTTGATTATAAACACCCCACTCATAGTTATGACTTTGGTCTTTGACGAATGGATTTCTCTCAGTATATCTTTCAATACTATTCATGTCTTTATACATAAAAACAACTAAAACATCTTTTAACATATCTTTTATCCTATGTAAATGACCTGATTGTGATGGGGCAAAAGAAATAAATTCATTATCTTTATTATCTTTATGAAATTTTAATAACCCATCATCCTCATTATATTTATTTAAATCCCACGCATATTCTGCTCTTTTTTCTTTTAAGTTAAAATCATGAGAAATAATCTTAGTACATATTTTATTACCGGCACCGTGAGGACCTGTAACTATTATCTTTTTATATTTACCAATAATTAACTTTAAATCTTTATACTCTTTACTCATCTTTTTTACATATTTTATTACTAGCATAATCCTTTAAAACATTAGGAAACCAAGCGTGAATAATAAGTGCAACGCCAGAACTTATCGCCATTTTCCAATGTCTCCAATATGTCATATTCGTTTCTTTTAAATGTTTACTCATCTTTTTTAGTATTTTCGGTTATTATTTTACCCAAATTATTACCGTATAAATTAGGAAACTCACATTGTAAATCTTTTAATGGTATAACTATACCTCCCCATTCTTCCTGCTCATGTATTTCATTAACCATAAAATTATAAAAGTCTATGCTTTGTTTAGACCTAAAAACTTCTCTTATTATTTTTTGTATATGAGTAAACTCTTTATTACGTAAATCAACACCCGTAACGTTTTTAGCTCTACCCCACACAAATTTAACCCTTGAGTTTATATCGACAGTATGGGTTTCACTATTATCTTCGAACACATCCCTTAAAAATATCTCTTTACTACTGTTTATCTCAAACGTATAGTATCTTTGGATGAAGTTAATTACGTTTTTCTCCATCGCCTTCTCCTTTTAAGATAGAACAATAATAATAATCACCAGTATCTTTAAACTTATCAAATAAAAACTTTCTTACTGAATCCGAATCATATTCTTTAAGTAAGGTAGACGCGTAAAGGTGTTTAGCGCCATCCCATACATCGTCTCTTTCAATATTATCAATAAGAATTTGTTTACTTAACATCATTTAATTACTTAACGGAGCTTTAATAGTTGGTTTATAATTATAATTTATTAATTCATAGTTAAATTCACCACCTAATAAATTAACATTTTGAAAATTAATATATGGTAAATCATATCCCTCTCTTTTAATCTGCTCCTTAGCTTGATTTAAATGGTTTTGATATAGATGAACATCACCTAAATTACCTATTAATTGGTCTGGTATCATATGTACTTCTTTTGCAATTAACATAAGTAAAGTGGCGTATGAAGAAATATTAAATGGTAACCCTAAGAATGTATCTACCGACCTTTGGTTCCACATTAACGATATTGCTCTCTTTGGTGTTGGTTCGTGTCTTGTATCATCAAAATCAGGGAGGTTTTTAGAGTCGAAATATCTTTCCATACCTGTCTCATAATTATTTTTGAACCAGTATTCATATCTCTCTTTGTCAGTTAATAACCTAGTATACATTTGAAATCCATAGTGACATGGAGGTAAAGTCATTAAATCTAACTCCCCAACATTCCAAGCACTAACCATCAACCTTCTTGAGTCTGGATTCTTTTTAAGTTGTTCGAGTAAATTTTTAATTTGGTCAACACTTTTTTCGTTATAAACTTGTAATGTGTCACCTTCAAATACCTGTTCACCTTCTTGAAACCATCCTCTCCACTGAGCACCATATACTGGACCTAACTCTCCCCATGTCTTCGCAAAACCCTCATCTGTTTTTATTTTATTGATAAATTCTGGTTGTGTTATAACAGGATAAGGGTGTGGTGAATCATCACAGTATTTTTTATACGCATCACCATCCCATATATGACAATTATTATCAACTAAGTATTTGATATTAGTATCACCCTTTAGAAACCATTTTAACTCAGTCATCATAGTTTTGACTGCCATCTTCTTAGTGGTAAGAAGAGGAAACCCTTCTTTCATATTATGTCTTATAGTGTAACCAAAAATAGACTTAGTACCCGTACCAGTCCTATCTGATTTATCTATACCATGTTCTAAAATAGTAGATAGTAATTCATTATATTGTTTATCGATATTATTCATGGATATATTCAATAATCGTATATTTGATAGGAACTCTAATGATTGGAACACTTGCTCCCGTTGTAATTTGTTTCTGTCTCACCTCGTAGTACTTATCAGTATCTTTAATTGTTGTTACGTTTGGATATTCCCTTACATGTGTTTTTTCAATATCAGGTCTGTAAAGTAATGTGTGTTTACTTGTGTTAAATGTTAGTTGTATCATATTTTTGTTTTTTTTTAAGGCATTAAAAAACCTTTCTTCTAAAATAGAAGAAAGGTTAGTATTTGTCAATATATTAATTAAATTAAGTTCCGATAACTAACTCGTCATAATTTAGTTTTTCCATACCTTTTAGCTCTTCCTCAGCCTCATCATACATGAAAGATTTTACAACTGAAATAACACTTTGTTCTGATTGAGCAATTTTACTTTCCATCCAATCATCAAGTTGCTCACCTTCTTCCATCTGTTCCCACATTTTATACGCCAATGTGGCTATAGTAAATAATTGTTGTTTAGCCATGTAAGAACCTTCGTGAGATTTTTCATGAATTTTTGTTTTTAACTTACGTAATTGTGTTTCTGTTATGATAATATTTGACATATTGGTTATTATTTTACTATAAATATATGTCATATCATAAAATATTGATTATTAAATTAAAAAAGGTGAAGATTTCTCTCCACCTTTTAGGGACCGACTACGTTTTGGCTGTCGGATAACTCCACCACCCTATTTCATCTAATAGGGAAATCTATCTTTCCTTCACCTCTTAAACCATCTCTTCAATGATTCCTATAACCTCACTAACAATAAGTATAATACAAGCGGTAATCAAGTTAAAAGGAATAAAACCGTACCCAATAATTCTAACACCTGATTTAATAAAACTTATAATTTTGTGCCATTTTTGATTTGGCATATGTTTGATATCATTAATCATCCATCCCTAATTTACGTTCAAAGTAATTTGCATCTTCAACTACTTCAGGATTTTGTTTAATAGTTTGCATCGCAATCATATCTTTCATTCGGGTTGTTGACCAACCATGAGCTCTACTAGTGTAGATTACCTTTGGTGGTAGGTCATCTCCAGTAAATGATTTATCAATGTAATCTTCACCAAGAATTCTAATATCAGGTTTAAAAAATGTAATTAAATCATATAATTCTTCTTCAGTTTGATATACGTAAACCTCATCAATATATTGAATTGCCATTAAGGTTCTATATCTTTCATATAATGGAACCACTGGTTTGTACTTGGATTTTCTATGTAACGATGGGTCCCTTTGTAAAAATACAATGAATTTATCACAATGTTTTCTTGCGTCTTCAAATGTGTAAATGTAACCTGGATGCATTAAATCAAAATTACCTGCTGTGAACCCTACAATTTCTTTTTTTTCGCTCATAATTTAAAACTTTCTTTATAATGTTTATCTTTTTTTACTACCTCATTTAAAGTTAGTAGTTGTGAAATATGATAAGAACTATTATCTGTCATGTAAATAATAAATTGGTTTTCAATTTCTTCTATCTCATTAATCACTTTAATAGTCTTACTACCTTCTGGTATTACATAATCACCTACCTTAAACATTTTTAAGTTGCTTTAGTTTAATACCTAAAAGGTCTAATGTATTTTTATCCTTTATTGTCTTCTTAGCCTTTTTCTTAATCTCATTGATTAATCCTTCAATATATTTAACCTCAGGATTTATTTCCTCAACAACTTTAACTGTTTTATCCACTTTAAACCCGTTTATCTTGTTTTTAAGGTACACTGATAACAAATCTATGAGTTTGTATGAGAAGTAGAATCCGAGACAAATAAGACCTACCTCTACAAGTTTATCCGTACCAACAAACTTAACTGTAATTAACATAAAGATTAAGATTAGAACCATCTTAATCATACTCCATAAATTATTAATTATTTTTACCATTTTATTGTGTTTTAGATTTTTGAATTGCGTACTCAGCTAAACTGATTTTTTGGACATTACCTATTACCATTGAAGACCTTAGTAAATCGTATGGTATGTGAAGAAGAAAATCATTACCATTCGATGTGGTTAAATCCTCTTTAAGTTCCAAACAAGAATGAACCATTTTAAGATAGATTTTAAACTGTATATCATCATCAAAACTTTTTTCTTGAAGGATTCCGTACTTTGGGTGTTCAATTTTTATCGTTTTCATATTTTTCTTTTAATTTATTTAAATACTCTTGATACGGTTTAACGTATGTCTCCGTTAAATAATCATCTATAATTTCAGGGTTATTAGTTAGAACTTCTTTAAGTTCGTCACAAACTTTAAATTCACACACGTCTTTAATCGGTAAACATTTACTATCCTCAGTAAAAATTACAGTGTTGTTATCAAATGACTCAATAGATTCAATGATATGTATTGAACCGTTTTTAATATCTTTTATTTTATCTCCTTTTTCCATATTACAAATATACGTTTTATTATTGATTTATCCTATTATTTGTTATTAATTATTGTACCCATTCGTAGTCTGATATGGTATCATTCCACTTATACTTATTATTTGACCATATAAAAAATTCCCCTTCTTGAGTAACTCCACCTCCGAAATATTCAGTTGCATGTGATAAACTACCTGACCCTACAGATTTAGGTGAAAATACAATAGTCTTTAATAGAAATGAAACTAAAATAATTCCAATTATCCAACCTCCAACTCTACCTGACGCGGCAAAGATATTTCCAATACCTTTTAGTAGTTGTGAACCAAACGTTAAAACGAAACCGATAATGACTAATGTGATAATTCCTTCCATAATTTTATTTTTTTTATTTATACAAATATAGTGAATACTATTCACTTACACAAATTATTTAGCATAAAAAAACCTCAGTCGGTTAGAACTGAGGTTAAGGAAGATATATAATAGAGTATAGAACGCTGAGATTACACGTTTATGGTGACTTGTCTTTAGTGAGATTACCCTATATCGGTTGCTCATGTATCCACTCTCGTTGCCGAAAGTATCAAGTCAGTGTCGGTTATTTGAGTGAACCACTCTTTTCGTTAACAACTACTCAACTACTACTTTACTCTGTCAAACCTTGCGAGTTCACTAAGGGACGGCCATCCCACCAGGTATTTGATAATTGACATCAGGAGACTTGCGGTCTACCGATGACTTCGTTAGTCTATTGACTCGAAGTGTTAGACACCTTTCGTTGTCAACGCCCGAAGAACTTTTGCTCTCTTTTAGTTTTAGTAAAAGTAACGATGGAAATGAGAAAGATGTGCTTCGGGAGAAGTTTCGTTTCTTTTGAAAACAAAATGCTTCACACCTCTCTGTAAGTCTGTCAACTTACGGTACTTCAGGAATACGTTAACTTATCGTATCGGAATTCCTTTGTACTGGTACTCAGCCCTACAACACCTGACAGGGTGTGTCGAACCGTCACCTGTAGCTTTTCCTATTGATATCACTATCTCAACTCTGATATTCCACGGACTCAGAGTGGTCTCATCCCTTTAGCAGTTGCCCTTAGGGTCTTGACCGTAGCCACTTTGTTTAGTTGTCAGAGTAAACTCTGCGAATATTCACGATGTACTATTCTCGTTTCAATCCCTTTAGTCCCATTGCTGGGGTTATCTAACGACGCTAAACCGCCGTCAAATGTCATACTTAACCGTTTAAGAAAAAGGGGTTAATCTTTTGAATTCCTTTCACAAACTGTGATGATTAAGGTGACACTTACTAATATTTTCAAAGAACGTCTTCAGTACTCTTACTGAATTGTTTTACAAAACTACAACAAATTTTTTAATCTGTCAAACTTTTTTTTAAAAACTTTCTGATTTTCTGTTGGGTAAAATATAAATATTCCAATAAATCTCAAAAGTTATACAAATATACAAAAAATTTACTCTCAGACAAGCCCTTTAAGGGTTTTTTTGTGTTTTGTATTAAAATTATTGGATATTTACCCAATAATCACACCATTAGAATCAAAATACTTTTCTAAAGCACTTAACCTATCATCCGCGTCTACTAACATTACTAACGCTTCTTCAGCGTTTTTATAGAAGTCCCCTGTTGAGTGGTCTCCGATTCCTACCGCTTTACTACCAAGTAATTCAAGTGATAATAATGCCTTTGCTTTATCTGCCTGTGCAGATGTTCTTAACATGTTTACTAATTTGTTCATTTTAAAATTATTTTTATAAGTTTATTAAATTGTTTTGTCATTGGTTCAGGTAGTTCATCTTTACCAAAATACCCACATTCCGTGTGTTCATCACCATCATGAGCATTTTCTAAATCAGGAAACATTTCTTCTTCAACATCCATAAGATAGGTATATAACATACCTTTAACCTTTGTACCATCTCTATTATATCGTTTTATGACTGCTGCAAAATCTATGTCACCCATAACAGGTAAATCAGTCTCTTCAATGAATTCTCTAATGGCAGCATCCTTAATCGGCTCCCCTTCTTCCACACTTCCTGCTGGACATGACCAAAATCCTGGTAATGTCGTTTCTGAATTTCTTTTGCAAAGTAGAACTTTATTGTTACACCTTACAATTATACCTGCGTATTTTTTCATATATTCTCTTTATTGTATATTTATTAGTATGAAAGTAATAATAAATGATAATATTTTAAAAGTCAAAGTTTCTGCCACTCCAGATTCCATTTCTAAAGGAATGATGAGTAAAAAGTTTGATGAATCTTTTAATGGTATGTTATTTTTTATGCCAAACACCACTGAACAAAGTTTTTGGATGTATAACTGTATAATACCATTAGATATCATTTTTATTAACGGAACAGAAATAACTAAAATCCATTCCAACTGTCAACCGTGTAATGATAATAAAAATTGTGAGTCATATCAAGGTTTTGGTAATACAGTTTTAGAAGTCTCTGGTGGTTTTTGTGAAGAACAAGGCATAAAAAAAGGAGACAATGTCTCCTTCTCTTTATTTTAATACTTTTAACCCTTTTTAAGTTCTGTGGAAGTTTCAATTCCAACAATACCATCAATTAAATTTAATCCCCTATCTTTTTGGAACTTCTTAATCGCTTTCTTAGTAATAGGTCCAAACTTACCATCAACACCAGGTTCACCTAAATCATAACCATTTTTTTTCAAAATGTTTTGTATTTGCTTTACTCCTTCACCTTTTGAACCAACAGCAATAAGTTCTGAATTATCACCATTACTTATTATGTCATCAATTTTTAGATTACTTTTTTTAATTTTACCTTCGTCTTTACCTACCGGACCACTACTATTTGTTTTACCTCCGTCTTTGTTTGAAACATGTAGATGATTATAATGATTACCTCCAATATCAGTTTGCCATAAAACCGCCTTTTTATGACCACGTTCACCGTTCCAATTATAACCTAATTCAACTAAAGCGTCTTTAAGTCTATTTCCTGCAATTCTAAAATTTTCACTACCGTTAGTAGAGTTAGATGCATTACCCGAGCCTCTTAAACTTTTCTGTTTTGGGTCTTTTAAATCTTGTAATCTAGATATATCAACCGCATCATGAGTACTATGTCTACTAACATTACCTGACTTAGTTTTACTACTATGTCCAGTATGTGCCCAATTAATCTGAACTTTTACTTTAGCTTTTTCTGCTGCAGATTGGATATCATTTAACAATTCTTTATTAACCGTGTCTTTTCTAGCTCTTCTATGTACATCAATATTATCTGACTCGTAATCACCAATAGTAACATCTATTTCTTTTATCATTCCTTCATTTACACCTTTGGATTCATTAATTTTTTCTTTAAGTTTTCTTACAAATTCTTTTTGAATCATTTTAACAAACTTAACATATGGTGAATCACCTTTATCTTTATTGTATTTATATTTACCTTCAGGTTTTCTCTTACCTCTTCCAAAGTAATTTAAAGCAGATATATTTGTAATACATTTGTGTCCACCTGAGTTAGCTTGAATCATTTCCCACGCTGGAACACCTAATTTATCTAATATCGCCCACTCATCTTCAGTTAATTTAGTTGATGGTTTGTCCATTATATCTTTTAATTTTTCCATGTAGTCATCACCACCACTCATCGAACGAACCTTATCACCATAAAAGGCTTCTAAATCCGCATTAGTAAAACCAACTGACTCATCACCAAATTGTTTATTACCCTCTGATATCCACTTGATTGTAGATAAAGGAATTATCTTTTCTCTTAATTGACTCTCCCATTTACTTAATACTTCTTGAGCTATATCACCTAAGTTAACACCTTTCAATTCTCTCTCACCTTTGAATGGGTTACATGAAGCTTGTACTAACCCCATTGGCCAAGCGATTACTATAAAGTCAGCCTCAGGATTATTTTTGAATGGAGTGTAACGGTCATAAGAACCTGGTTTGAACATTGAACCTCCACCGTATTGTACTATAATTCCGTCATCAACATAAACCTTATCACTATCTTTTTGTTTCTGTACATAATCTTTTTGATTCAACGCCATTTCTTCAGGTAACGCGTACCCCTTTTCAGCGGCTAATCTATTAATGTTTTGAAATATGTTTAATAGTGATGGTTGAGATGTCATTACTAAATCCTCCATAAACCCTGGTTTATTTTTGTATGCTAACATAAGTTTGTTAGTCGCTAAACCTAAAGCCATTTTATTTTTCTGTAATGACTTATCCTTTTGTAATTTAAATACAAAATTCATTATGTCTTGTGGTTCTAACCCATACTTAGCGAAATCCGCAGAATCAACTGTAGATATTAATCTAATATCATCGGCAGTAAAGATATCACTTGGTGACATTATTTGTGATAGTGTCTCAACATTAGACCTTGATGACCTGAATGATGTCGATGTGTCACCTTCCACACCTGTTTGACTATCATGGTGGTCAGTGTGTACAACAAACATTGGTTTTCCGTGAGCAAAGTCAACTAAGACCGGCATCGTATCTCCTTTAGCGTCTTGTTTCTTTACCGCGAACTCCTTATCACCATATTGTATTATTTCAGAATCAACAACTTTGATTCCATTATTCTCTAAATAATTTTTCATAGCTAAAGCGGTAGTAACACCGTCTAAATCTTGATGAAAATATATTTTAGCTTTCTCATATCTCTTAGATAAATCGTTGATATTTCTTAATCCTGATTCTTTTAATAATTTTTTCATGATATAAACATATTTTTTTCTTTTGTTCTTCTATTTTTAAGACCGTCATTCGAGGACTTATATGATAAAATACTTTCTGCCGCTTTTTTATTTTGACCAGATTTAACATATTGTATGAATCTTGACATTCTAACTGAATCACATCCAGTATTAAAAACTAATGATATTAACGAATCAAATTGTCCTTGAGTTAACATATACGTTTTTAATCCTTTATCTTTCCATTCCCCTAAAAATCTTCTAACACAGTCGGCAGCCTCCGAAGCATCTTTATAAAGTAACTCTAATGCAGTTTTTTTATCTATCACTAAACCACGTTTTACATCACTACCCGTGTGTCCATAACCGATAGTTAAAACTCCACTAGTGTCTTTATACGCCTTTAATACTGGTTCTTTTATGTTACCAATAGGTTTTTTTGGGTCACCTTCTTCAAATTTAATATGGTCCCAAAAGTTTTGACTGGCTTTCATTTTAGTACCATCTTTTTTATCGACTTCATTCTCAATTAAATACATTCTACGTATATGAGATTCTTCTGACTCATTTATAAATAACTTTGACATAAAAACTTTTATTAATAAATATCTATAATAACAAAAAACCCCTCACTTTGTAGGGGTTTCACTCATTAATGATTTTGAACATGCGATGATATTATCAAACCACACTTTTTTAGGTCCACTTAAATTTTCTTTTTTAAATGTTTTTACATGACCATCAGTTGTCGTTATAGTTATAGAATCTCTTCTTTGAACTTTAATTTCTCGTATGTTCATCTAATACTAACTTCAACTGTTTTTGTTCAGTTTGATACTCTTTTACCCTTTCTCGAGCCACTTCACAGTAATTTTTACTGATGTCCATACCAATCCAAGGTCTACCTAACATTTCAGCAGCTAAACAAGTTGTTCCACTTCCGTTGAATGGGTCCATAATCACATCTTCTTTATATGAAAGAATTTTAATTGCTCTGTACGGTATATCTAATGAAAATGTTGCCTTCGTTTTTTGTCTTGTGTCCGCAAAATAATTCCACTGACCAAAGACTAAAGACATAAAATCTTTTTTATCTTTATCCTCATAGACTAACTTCTTTCTAAACTCACCTTCAATTTTTTCATTAGGAACCATTTGAAACTCACCTTTCCATTGAGGTGTCCCTTTAATATCTTTCTTATGTTTTTTCTTATAAGCAAGAATCACACACTCCTTAGGATTATAGATATATGGTGAAGATGGACTCATCCAACTACCCCAAGCAGTTGTCTTTGAGCGGTGTGGGGAATCTTCTTCTAAATCCACAATACCAAAGAAACCAAACCCAATCTCTTTCATTATCATCCAAAATTCAGCAGAAAAATATATTCTACCACCTTTTTTTTGTCTGTTAATCTCGTAAGGAATGTTTAGTGCTATACGACCATCGTCTTTAAGTACTCGATAAGTCTCCCTTAACCATTCTCTTGTAAATTTCCAGTACTCGGCTATTTCTTTATCATCATCCCAACTATCATAATCAATACCAACACCATAAGGTGGACTAGTGACAACTAAGTCTACTGTTTTTTCGGACATCTCCGACATAAGTTTACGACCATCACCGCAATAAATTTTATTCTTCTCCATTTTGTTCAATTGTTTTAATTCTTCTATCTAAATACCATAAAGCCTTTTTTAAGTCTTGTACCGGTGGATTATCATCTTTCTTACCACTTCTAATTATATATTTTAGAACATTGAATAGATACGCATCTTTATCTATCCCTGTCGCTTCAGCTATCTTAACAACCTCATAAGGGTTATCTTCACCCCCATAGTGTTCAGGGTGTGTTACTAGTTCTTTTTTACTCATTTACTTTTTGTTTGATGATAACATATAAAAACCTTTATTATTTTCTATTTCAACAACAATATTATCATCAACTAATTTATCTAATATTTTTTTAGTTTGCTCAATAGAATCTTTTACTATAAAATCCGCAATATATTTAATGTGTATCGGTATTCTAAGTTTACCTTCAATTTTATTCATAGTGGTTTTGGATACTCCGTTCATGATTTTTATATTTAATAATTTATTTTCCATTTATCGTAAGGTATCATACTGTAAGGATGTCTTTCGAAAAAAGTCTCGTGTATAAAAGTATACTCATTTTCTTGTTTCTTATCAAGATACGCACCCCAAAATGATAACGTTGAATTTGATAATATATGTTTATCACACATACTCATCATATGAACCGCAATATACGGGTCTTCGTCAATATAAACAAACTTTTCTTTGGGAAAACCCAATTTGTTTACAAAATTTTTGGCTGATTCTAAATTATCTGAAAACACAAGTACTTTATGTCCGTCACTCTCATTATTTAAAATTTTAATAACCCATTCTTCAGGTATTAATTTTATATCAAAAAAATTATCTTGTCTGCCTCCACCCATTCTTAAATGTAATGAAATACTCTTATCGAATAAACTCCCATAATTATATTCAATATATTTAGATATATTTTCATCAGGTTCAAATAATTCTAATATGTAATCCCTTTCATGGTGCCAATATAACTTATTAAAGAAATAACCTTGGAAAAGATATGGGGGGTTTACTTTTTGTTTTAAATCGTAGTACACACCACCTTCTCCTGTATCAATATCCCAACCTAAACTTTGGTCAAACCACCACTCAAAAGCGTTAGGTCGACTATCAAACCATGGTAACTTAGGGTAAACATCTCCAAATGATATATGTGGGTCTTTTAATATGTGTCCACCCCATGGGTCAAAATGTATGTTTCTACCATTTCGATTAAGGTGTTCATTAAATTTAGAACTCTCCGATTGATGTGTCGTCCAATAACCAACGATTGGGTCGTAACCCATTTCTTTGGCATAGACCATTAATGTTGCTGTCTGAAACAACATATTACCCAAACCACCCGCTAAAAGAACTGATATGGTTTTATCTGTAACATTAACGTCTATTGGGTTTTGAAGTTTCATTAGTTTTGAGGTTTTTTTATTAAGACCCATTTATGTTCAGAATTTAGTTCCACACTTAAAACAAATTCTTGATTCCACATTTCAGGTTCAATTAATGATAAGAAATATTTACCATCATTTCCATAATAAAGGTGATAAATATGTCCTATTATTGGCTCAAAAGAAAATTTAGATTGATAGACCACTTGATTTAACTTAACTTCATCAACTAAATTATTATACTCATCAACTAATTCTTGATATTTCTTATTAAACTTAGTTTGTATTTTTTTTACATTTCTTTGTTTATACGATGATATATCCTCTATTTTAATGACAGGAGCCGATACACTACTACCGTATGGTAAAATATTTGCATTGTATTTTTGATTTTCCTCATCCCATACGATGTGGTCAGGCTTCTTAAGTTTAATGTTACTCATCTTAGGACTTTAATTCTTGAATTTTAATTGTTTGAAAAATATAGTTCATAATTTTTCTCTTTGCAATGGATAATATAGAACCTTCTAATGGAAATTTTTGTTCATACTTAACCCTAAATATAGGGTACGAATATTCAATACCATCCAAAAACTTATTTGTTTTTTGTGGATTAAAACTTTTAGCATTATCTCTAATTAGATTAATTAAAGTTTTTTTATCTGTTACATCCACCACATCCCCTTTGTAAATTAAATCCGTTGAACATTTGTTTTCATTTGTTTCTGTAGTTATGGTATTAATTCGATATTGATAAATGTGTAACACCTCGTCATATACTATATAAAAGAACCCAACACCGGACTTACTTTTTGTTTTTTTAATGTCATTAAAAACTATTCGTATAGAAACATCATCGTATAGTAATGACCATATAGACTTACCAATTAAAAATAAATCCGTTAACTTACTCTGAGAAAACTTTATAATCTTTGATATTTCCTCTTTTGTTTCATCGTTTTGTTTTAAATTATTATATACCAAATCGTCCAATAGGATTTCGTCATCTATATCCACAGGCTCTCTATTAAGTGTGATATATTTTGACTTATCTCTAATGGAGCCAATATTAGCTAAATGTAGTGATAACTCTTGAAAAGAAGGGTATAATTTAAAGTTATCAAAGTCTTTATCAACTTTGTTAATATAATCTAATAGAACATATTGTTTATGCTCTAAATCTATAGGTTCTTGTAAAATCCAATTGGTATCTAATCTCATATTCTCTTTAGTCTTCCTTTTTCCCAAACATTGTGGTTGGGGCCAAGCTTGTACCTAAAATAAGGTGAAGTGTTGGCTCTGTAAAGACTAACGAGTCCAGCATCTTTCATTGAACTGAACATTGTTGAGAGATATCCTGAAAATACTACCTCTTCAGGGTCTTTTTCTAAGACATTAATTAAAAAATCTCTCTTACTGGCTGGTTCCCCTTCATTTGTTTGCTCAATTATATAATTTAAAAATTTAATGTAAGCATTGTCAGGATTTCTACTTTCAAATCGATAATTTGAGTGTGAGTTTATAGGTTGCCAAAACTTAAAACCTTCTTGATTACCCACACTTAGCTCTTCATGCAATTCTTCAATAAAGAAATTAAATAAATCTCTAATAACTTTATAATTAGTATGTATAGTATTTTGACTTAATAAATGTGCTAAATCATATGGGTCCGATTTAGACTCAAGATATTCTACCATTTCATATAGAGGTCTTGTATCATAAACATATTTTGAAGTACTCTTTCTTGTCCTGGGGTTTAGTAACTCCCTAAATACTATTTCATCATCGTTATCACCCACTTTAATCATAATATGTTTTTCACCATATTCAGCAACTACAAGTGGTGCGGTATTATCATCCCCAAGTATATTAACTAACTTATCGTATAGGACATAATTTCTAATTTTACTAAAATTAAACTTATTTTCTCTAATAAGTTTAATTAACATAATCTCTAAAGTTTTAGATTTATCAACTTTATGATTTTCTTCAATATCTTTTTCAATCGAATTGAAAGCTGAATTTGTTTTTAAAAAACCTAATAGATTAGAATTAAAATTATCTTTAGCATCAAAAAGTGAGTACCTATCCTCACCTACATTATAATGAATAGCGATTTTATAATAATCATTATCTTTATTTAAATTTTTAAATATAAAATAATACAAAGGACCTCTATCATTATAACCTTTAAATGCGTTACCACCAGATGTGGCTGACGTACACCATTTGGTACCCTGACCATAATAACATGACGATTTTTGACTAAGTGGTTTAACTATTAAAACTTCAGAGTCCTCATATATCTTTGAGGTATCCGCCTCTACTTTAGTTTTTTCTTCACTTTTTGTGTCACCGTAAACCTCTAACGTATCGATAAGGTCCTGAATGTTTTTATATTGATTAATATCTTTATATTGTAAGTTTTTCCTTACTCTATCAAATTTTTCAATCCAATTAATTACAGTATCTAAAGAAATAATTGTATTACCAAAATCATCAAAATTTCTTTTAAGTACCCAATTTACATATTTATAATTTGTTTTCTTATTAAATTCATGGTCTAAGAACTCCTCTATTGTTTTGCGTAACTCAGGGTTCTCATCAAAACGATTAAGTATATCTTCTCTTCTACCTTCTATTAAATTTAATAACTTCATTATTCTGTTCTAAAAACGTGATACCAAGTATCACCTATCATTACTTCATTATCGTCCCCATCGTAACTACTAAGAGAATTACCCACACCATCGCTATCAATTGCCGCCTCAAATAATGCATCTTTATCGACATAGTCACTTATTTCTAAACCATAATCGGACATACTAGCCATCATATCATACATGACATCATCAACTCTACTATTTACCATATCTTCAATTTGTTCCTCTGTTGGTTCACCTTCAGGGTCAGATTCAATATCTGTTATTTCATCATCTATTTCATTCCATCTATCTTCAGCTAATTCTACCTCATCTTCATTATATACGTCATCTACATTTTTAGTTATCTCATCTAACTCTTCAGCCTCTTCTTTTAATTTGGCTACTTGAGATTCTTGTTCGTCCGATAGTGGTAATTCGTCTGTATCAAAATATGATTCATAATTATTATTTACATCATCCGAAAACATATCATAAAAATATTCTCTAACTTCCTGCTCATCAATATGACTTTCAACAAACGAGTTACTCCATCCGTCAGCTCCTTGGTCATCCCATAGTCCTTCCATATATTCTTTAGCCGCTTGCCATACTTCATCCCACGTACCAACAGCAAATGTTATTCCAGTATCGTCATCACCTACCCATTCAAACGTTGGTAAATCATAATGACTATACTGTGACGGGACTAAATCATATATACTTTCACCTTCTTCTTCATCAACAGATACACCGTAGTTATCAACCATAACTTCAAATACCGCATTAGCATACACACCTTCTTGGTCAGGTTCGTTTTCTAAATTCCATGAGTCCTCTTCTTTTCTTTGGTCCGCAGCAATCCTTAACTGAGCAACTCTACGTCTTTCAGCCACTTTTCTTAATCTTTCTCTTTCGACTTTAGCCGCCTCTTTATCTTTAAAGATATTAATCTCTCTTTGGTAGTTAGTATTAATGTATTTATCAATCGCGCTTTGAATTTCATCATATTCTGGAGTACCTAATATCCACCCATCTTTAAAAGATTTATCAGGCGCGTCATAGAATGTTTTATCTCCATCATATTTTTGTAATAAAGCCACTTTATAATATTTGTCATTACTTTTTGCTTTTTTATCTAAGATATAGAAAAGTTTACCCTCTACATTGTAGTTATCGAAATGTGAAGAACCATTCATAGAAGCGGTACACCATTTAGTACCTGCACCATAATAACAACTTGCCTTATGTGTTTGTGGAGTCACAACAGTGAAACGGTCATCCTCATAAACAATATTCGCACCATCAACAGATTTAACTGTACGTCTAACTTTATTCTCATGATTATTAATCGCAGTTATTATTTCCTCTAAACTTTTAAATTGGTTGATATCTCTCGTCTCTAACGCTTGTTGGTACTTAATAAATTTCTCAACCACTTTTTCGGCCTTACTTAAACTCTCATCGAAATTTTCTGTAGGCACAACATTACCTAAAAATGTGAGGTATTTTTGATTAGGGGCTAATTGTCTAGATAAGGTAAAAACTTTTTTAAGTTGTTCGTCAGAAAACTTGTCTCTAAACATTCTTAAAAAATCATCCTTCCTACTTTCTAATAAAACTTGACTAAGATTCATAATATTGTACTTTTATCATAAATATAAATAAAAACCGATTATTACACTAATTGATGGTTACTTATATTTATTATTATAAACTTTATTAAAAAAATATCAACTATGGGATGCGGATGTAAAAACAAAAACAAAAACCAAACAAAGCAGAGTTCACAAACTGTTAAAAGTACAAACACTCAAACTGTTAAAGAAGCCATCAAAAAGACGGTTGAAAAGTATTACGATAAGAAGTAATTAAACAAAATAAGAGATTGGGGTAAATAGGTGAGGTAAAACTCACCTTTTTTTATATTTATATGTAAATAACGTGTTATGAAAGAAAAAATTATCAGTATACTATCAGGAGGTTCAGGTGAGGTTGAAGACTTTATCAACCGTTATATGAATGGGGATAAAGATAGTTTTTTTGATTTAGTAGAAAAGTTCGGATTACTTCAAAACTCCGGAACATACGAAAGTGTTATTGAAATGTTTCCAATGACTTACCTAAGAAAAAGTTATATTGATGACCGTGAAAAAACTATCGATAACATTGTTTCCACTTATAGTGATATAACTAAAAAAGGTGATAAATATTTTTTAACTCTTGGTGAGAGGGCAGACTTAAGTACTTTTTTTAAATCAGATGACGGTAATCGTGAAAGTTCATCATCCGATATGGTTAAAAATATTTTAAGTGAAGATGGTGATTGGTTCGAACCATTTCAAGATGTTACTCAAAATTTATACACCGATGTTATTGAAGAGTTAAATGAAAAAAATAAATTCTTACTTGCCAAATCAATATCTGAAGAATTATCAGGAACTCAAATTTCACCCGAAACTGAGTTATTAGAAAATATCGCTCAAGACCAAGGTCACCCTAATTATGTTGAAGTTAAAGACCCTCTACTAGTAATGGATATTTTAGAAGAAGATGAAACATCTACTAAAGTTTTATTAGATGAGGCTTCTGAAGTTTCAGGTAATTTATATTCACTTCACCATAACTCATATAACACTGCATATACTGATGAAAAATATAATGAAATAATGAGTGAAGTTAAACATTTATTAGAGATAGATAACAGTGGTGATTGGGAAACTAAGACAATAACAAATCATAAAGGTGAGGAGAAAACTATATACAACTATATTGTTGAAGTTACCAAATTCATACCTCACTTATTTAGTTCAATTTTTAATGATGATTATCAATTAGATGATTACCGAAACGTATTTGAATACTATGGTGACTTTGAAGACTTAACTAAAGAAATGATTACTGAGGAAGTAGTTGAAGGTCTTTCATTAAGTAGAAGTTATTATGATTACGCTGACCATACTTTGGTTAGAAAGTATTTAAACGATATGTTTACTGATTACGTTTAAACTTTTCCTCTAATTCAGTTAGTTCACTTTCCTTTACATCTAATATCGATTCTTGTTCCTTAATTGCTTCGAACAGTATTGATATCATTTCCTCATAACTGACTTTGTAACCGTGTTTTTCTGAACCACCAATTAATTCAGGTAATATTTCTTTAACTTCTTGTGCAATAACACCAATATCTTTACTACCACCTTCTTCAATAATCTCACCGTTAATACCTTCTTTTCTCCAAATATATTCAACACCTCTTAGATTTAAAACTTTACTTAAAGGTGTTTCAATACTTCTAATGTCATTCTTCAATCTCTTATCTGAAGTACTACCGATAGGTCCTTGTGCCCCTGTTGGACCTGTTGCCCCTTGAAGACCACCTGGCCCTTTAGTACCTTTATTACCTACAGCACCTTTTAGTCCTTTTGGTCCTTGTGGCCCTTTTATTCCTTTTGGTCCTTGTGGTCCCCTAATACCTTTATTACCTGTTGGTCCTGCCGGTCCTTGGGCTCCTCCTCCACCTTGTTGTCCCGCCGAACCTGTTGGTCCAGTTGGTCCTTGTGGTCCTCGGTAACCTTTTGGTCCTTTTAAACCTTTATTACCTACGGCACCTTTTGGTCCTTTTGGCCCTTTTAAACCTTTATCCGTTCCCTGAGGTCCTATAGGCCCTTTTTCCCCATCAATACCACCAAACCCTTGTGGTCCTCTAATCCCTAGCGGTCCTTGTCCACCTCTCGGTCCTTTGTAACCTTTTGGTCCTTTAGGGCCTCTTAGTCCTTTGTAACCTTTATAACCTGTTGGTCCTTGTGGTCCTTGACCTCCAATTAGACCTTTATAACCTTTTGGTCCCTGTATACCAATATCTCCTCTCGGTCCTTTTTCTGTACTATTCGTACCAGTTTTTCCTATGGGACCTGTCGCCCCTCCTGAAGCCTTTGGTCCTTGGGCTCCTCCTCCTCCTTGTGGTCCTCTTGGTCCTTGATTACCTCTTGGTCCTGGGTCGTTACCCGCTTCCCCTGTTGGTCCCGTTCCACCTTGTGCACCTGTTGAATTTGTCGGTCCTTTTGGTCCAGTTGGTCCTTGTGGTCCATCAATTCCCTTATAACCTTTATTACCTTTATCGGAACTTGCCGGTCCTTGAGCACCTGTTGGACCTGTCGCTCCTCCTGAAGCCTTTGCTCCTTGTAGTCCTCTTGAACCTTGTGGTCCTCTTGGCCCTTTTTGTCCTGTAGGTCCTCTCTCTGTACTAGTTGGACCTGTTGGTCCTTGTGGTCCCCCTGAAGGTCGTGAACCTTTAATACCTTTAAAACCTTTATCACTAGATTGACCTATAAATGGTCCTTTTATTCCTTTATTACCTTTATCAGAACTCGCGGGTCCTGTTGGTCCACCTGAACCTGTTGGTCCTGTCGCCCCTTGTCCTGATGCTGAACCTTGTGGTCCCCTACTGGCTTGTGAACCGATTTCACCTTGAACACCCCTATCAGTACTTGCTGGACCTTGTGGTCCTGTTGGTCCTGTCGCTCCTCCTGAAGCCTTCGCTCCTTGTGGACCTCTATCACCTTGTGATTGTCTTGGACCTATTGGTCCTTTTGGTCCTGCAGTATTTCCTGCGGGTCCACCTGGTCCTGTTGGTCCTACATTACCTTGTGACGACGCTGAACCTTGTGGCCCTCTTGGTCCATCGTTACCTTGTGGTCCTTTTGGTCCTATCGGTCCTCTATCAGTACTTGCTGGACCTTGTGGTCCTGTTGGACCTGTCGCTCCTCCTGAAGCCTTTGCTCCTTGTGGCCCTTGTCCACCTCTACCAATTTGTAATCCTTTTGGACCTTTTAGTCCTTTTTGACCTTTATCCGTACTTGTTGGTCCTTTATCACCTGTGGTTGTATTTTGAGTACCTTTTGGTCCTGTTGGTCCTGTTGGTCCGTTAGGTCCTTTAGTACCTTTATAACCCTTTTGACCTTTAATACCTTTATCTGTACTTGCTGGTCCTGTTGGTCCTTGACCTCCGGTAATTCCTTTTGGTCCTGTTGGTCCTTGTGGACCACCACCACCCTGATTACCTCTTGGTCCTTTTGGTCCTTGAGTTCCTTTATCGGTATTGGTAGGTCCCGTGTCACCTTGTAATCCCTTAAGTCCTTTATCAGTATTGTTTGGACCTACTGGCCCTCCTGGTCCTGTTGGTCCATTTATACTAAATCCAATAGTACCTCGTGGCCCATCTGTACCCTTAGGTCCTTTGATACCTTTTAAACCTTTATTACCTTTATTTGTGGGTACACCACTTGGACCTTGTTCCGCGTTAGGACCTATTGGTCCTTGTACCCCTCTCGCTCCTTTAGGTGAAGTACCAATTGTACCTTGTGGTCCTTGAAATCCTTTAGGTCCCGTGTCACCTGTCGGTCCTTGTAGACCCTTATCTGAACTTACCGGACCAATATCTCCACCATCGGCAACATCACCTATAAGTCCCTTTTCATTATTACCTTGTGGTCCCTGAGGTCCCTGAGGTCCTCTGAAACCTTTATTACCATTTGGACCCTTTAGTCCTTTATCGGCACTTGCTGGTCCTGTTGGTCCCTGTGGCCCTGTCGGACCTTGTGGACCTGAACTAGTTGAAGATTGTGGACCAATTAATCCTTTAATCCCTTTTATACCAATAAGACCTTTTAAACCTTTGGTACCTTTATCTGTACTTGTTGGTCCTTGTGGACCATTCTCTCCACCAGAACCTGTTGGTCCTTTTAGTGAATCCCCTTGTGACCCTCTATTACCATTGAAACCTTTGGGTCCGACCGGTCCTTGAGGACCTGTGGGTCCTTTAACGGCTGCGGGTCCACCTGGTCCTGTTGGTCCTTGTGGCCCAATAAATCCTTTCTCACCTTGTGTACCTATTACACCTCTACTTTGTTTAGGACCTTTTACTCCCTTAATACCTTTGATACCCTTAATACCTTTATCACCTTTGTCTGTAGATTGCGGTCCTTGAGGCCCTAAGTCCCCATTAGGTCCTTGTACACCTATAATACCATCGGGTCCTTGCGGACCTTGTGGTCCTGTAAGACCTTTTATACCTTTGTTACCAATAGGTCCTTTATCGGCATTAGGTCCTGTTGGTCCTTGTGGTCCCGTATCACCATCTGTGGCTCTTATACCTTTCTCACCTTGAGGTCCTTGTACCCCAAGAATACCTTTTTGACCTTTAACTCCCTTAATACCTTTAAATCCTTTCTGACCTTTATCAGAAGATTGTGGACCTTTTAGACCGGTAGGTCCTTGAGGCGAATCACCTCCAATATTACCCTGTGCTCCTTGGTCTGGCTTTAACCCTTTAATACCTTTAATTCCTTTAAGTCCTGTTGGTCCTTGTTGTCCTTTATCGGTAGATGTAATCCCTTTTAATCCTGTAGGTCCTTTTAAACCTTTGGTAGATTCTGAAGGTTTTAATCCTTTCAATCCTTTTGGTCCAACTTCACCTTTATTTCCTTGTATTCCTCGGTTACCTTTATCTCCTTTAACTGATAACTCACCTTTAATACCTTTTAGTCCGTCAGAACCTATACCACCTTTAATACCAAAATCACCTTTATCGCCTGTAGGTCCAACTACTCCCGTTTTACCTTTATTACCTTTAGTCCCTTCTCTACCATCTCCACCTCTAAGACCTTTAAGTCCTTTTTGACCTTTTAAACCTTCTAGTTGACCTACCCAATGACCTCCGGAATCAACCACCATCATACTACCAACATAAAGTTCACTATTAACGACATTGGCCTCAGCAGGTAATGATAATGGAGTATTACTATCAGAGACTTTAAAAATATTAGTTGAAGACTTAAATATTAAATCACCTGAATTATCTATTTCAATAGCATAACTATTACCTGAACCACTAAAAATTATATGTGGATTGGTGTTCGATGTACTTCCCGTAGGATATATTATAATATTAGCCATTAATCTATTTGTGTTCTTAACCAGTTTATTTGTTCACCTATGTCTTCAATAAATACTTGGTGAGTTTTAATCGCTTCAATAATTAATGAATTTAATTTATAATATTTAATAGCTAAATAACCATCATCTCTTCTATATACCACTTCAGG